ACGCTACGTATAACAATGGTTCATCTGGTGTAGGTGCTACTCTTACTAACGCAGGTACACAGGTAGCTATCACTATTGATGGTGTAGCACTAAGTTCGGCTGACCGTGTATTGGTGTATAACCAAACTAACGCAGCACACAACGGTATCTACACTGTTACTACTGTAGGTGACGGTAGCACTAACTGGGTACTAACACGTGCCACAGACGCTGACTCTTACGGTGTATCAGACCCTGATGCGTTTGGTGAGGGTGACGCCTTCTTCGTTAAAGAGGGTGCTACAGGTGCTGGTGAACTCTACGTGATGAACACGAGTGGTGCTATTACCTTTGGTACTACAAACATTACGTTTACTGTTATCGCTGAGACTGCTGTGTACTCCGCTGGTGATAGTTTAACTCTTACAGGTACAACCTTTGATACTATCCAAGACATTCGTACCACTGCAACACCTACCTTCGCTGGTGTAACTGCGCCCCTTACTGGTAACGCAAGTACAGCTACCACACTGCAGACAGCACGTAATATCGGTGGTGTATCCTTCGATGGCTCAGCTAACATTAACCTCGCTGGTGTTAACACTGCAGGTAACCAAGATACATCAGGCAATGCTGCTACAGCTACTGCGCTTGAAACAGCCCGTACTATCGGCGGTGTCTCTTTTGATGGTACAGCAAACATTACACTTCCAGGTGTCAACTCTGCTGGTAACCAGAACACATCGGGTAACGCCGCTACAGCTACTGCCTTAGCCACAGCACGTAACATTGCTCTTGCAGGTGACGTAGTAGGTAACGCTAACTTTGATGGTACAGGTAATATCAGCATCACAGCTGCTGTACAAGATGATTCACACGCACATGTTATCTCTAACGTAGATGGACTACAGACTGCCCTTGATGCCAAAGCAGACGATAGCACTACACTTACTGCAGGTAATGGTCTTACTGGTGGTGGTACACTAGGCGCTAACCGTACCTTTACTGTAGGTGCAGGTGGCGGTATCACAGTTACAGCTGATGCTGTAGCACACTCTGATACGTCTACCCAAGCTAGTCTTACAGCACTTACTGGTGCTAATGTAGTCAGTGACATTGATCTTGACACATATGGTCATGTCACTAACTTAGCTACTCGTACTATGACATTAGCTAACTTAGGCTATACAGGTGCTACAGACGCCAACAACTACACGCACCCCACGCATCCGGGGGACGACTTTAGCGTAGACACAGGGGCGCTGACAGGGGCCACTGTTGTGTCAGACATCGACATCAATGTCACTACTGATGGCCTTGGGCACGTCACAGACGCTAACGGCTCAGTGGCAACGCGCACTCTGACATTAGCTAACTTAGGCTATACAGGTGCGACAAACGCTAACAACTACGTACACCCTTCACATCCAGGTGATGACTTTAGCATTGATACAGGTGCTCTTTCTGGTGCTACTGTTATTTCTGATCTTGACATTAACGTCACTACAGATACACTAGGACATGTTACAGATGCTAATGCTACAGTATCTACACGCAATCTTACTCTGGCTAACCTTGGATACACAGGGGCTACAAATGCTAACTACATTACTAACAACAATCAGCTAACAAATGGCGCTGGTTACATTACCAGCTCAGGTAGCATTACAGGTAACGCGGGATCTGTTGATGGTTTTAGCGCGACACAGACAAGAGATACCGCAAACACCATCCCAGTTCGCAACTCTTCTGGTTATCTAGACCTTGGTTGGATTAACACAACTTCAGGGGACACGACAAGCTCCCTATCTCGCGTATATGTTGACACGGGTGATGGCTATATCCGCAAGTGCACTTTGGCTCACTTGGCGTCTCAAGGTGGCTTCGCTGGCGACATTACAGGAGTAACTGCTGGCTCTGGCATAAGTGGCGGCGGCACAAGCGGTACTGTCACTATAAACCACGCCGACACGTCATCTCAGGCCAGCGTGAACAACTCAGGCCGCACATACATCCAAGACATTACTCTGGATACTTATGGACACATCACGGGCATTACGAGCGCCACTGAAACTGTTACAGACACTAACACAACTTATTCGGCTGGAACAAATCTTTCTCTTTCAGGCACTACGTTTAACGTGTCTAGCAACCCAAGCTTCACAGACGTTTATGTAGACGATCAAATCTTTTCTACAGGGGACACTAACACCTACTTACAGTTCCATGCAGCAGATCAGTGGCGTGTTGTGGTTGGCGGGTCAGAGCGGCTAGAAGTTAAAAACTCCTCGCCGCACGTCCTTGTGTCGGGTGACTTGAACAGCACATCAGATGAGCGCTTGAAGGATAACATCGAGCCCATCGAAAATGCGCTCTCTGACGTGTGCAAGCTAGAAGGCGTGTCGTTCAACTGGAAAGACACAGGCACCAAGGCGACAGGTTTTATTGCGCAGCAAGTTGAGCCAATTTTGCCCGACTTGGTGAGTACAAGCGAAGATGACGGCATCAAGTCTGTCAACTACATAGGGTTGATTGGTCACTTGGTTGAGGCTATCAAAGAACAGCAGGCGCAGATTGACGCGCTGACGGAAAAACTTAACGGCTAATAGTGGAAGGAACACGAAGATGGCTATACAAGTAGGCGGCACAACTGTCGTTAGCGACAACAGGCAGTTGACAAGCGTGAATGGTTTAAAGACCATCGGGGGCACATCTATCCTTGGCAGTGGGGATATCGCAGCAGGCGGTGGCACTGAGACTGTTGATGTTACATTCTCGGGCTGGGCGTACGCGACTAACTCTTTGAGCGGAGGAACAAACGGCAGATGGGGTTACGCAAGAGTATATGGCACCCCAACCAGCGGTAATGACTCTGGGACTGTAACTGTTACTTTGAACGGCACAAATAGCTGGGGGGCCAGTTTTAACGGCGGAGCCGTGGTGAGCAACCTCTCCGATAGCGTGGGCCGCACTAATTCCCCCGACTATAACCCAAGTGGTTACTTTTTCAAGCTAGATGCAGGCGCTAACGCTACCACCAGCGTTTTCCGCTCCAACTCCACTGTTTCGTTTAACTACAGAGATATATAGAGGAGTAGATCTGATGACTTTGAAAATAACAGATGTAGTTTTCGCTCGGTACGAAAAAGATAACCGCGTGTCTTTCTATGTTCTTTGTGAGGGCCTCGAAGGCTTTGTAGATACCTCAATCCAGAGCGGCGAGAGCAATGCGTATAACAACGAAATCTTAGAGGGGTGGTTATCGTCTAACACGCCTGATCCCTACGACAGTACCGCTGATGACACTGTGGCGGAGTTAGATGCATTGCAAGATAGTATACGAGCCTTGGACATGCTGTCTCCCCTTGATTTAGCCACGAAGACAGCTACTGAGGTGGAAAGTCTCGCTGCGCAAAAACTTTCACTTTTACAAGACATGAGTACAAAGGGAGCGCTTTTGCAACAACTCGCGGATGACCAAAAGGCAGATATCGAAAGCAGGGTAGAGGCGTATCGGCAAAATGCTTAGAAAGCTGTTTAAAGCTAGGAAGGGTAAAGGGGTAATTGAATTCTCCTCTTCGCAGAAATGTTTAGACGTGTTTCCCCACCCAGTAGCAGCCTATAAAAAGATGCCTGACTGGTATCGCAAACTGAAACCTACAGTGCCTGGCTCACCTTTAACTCAAGGTGGAACCGCCAAGAGGTGCATACCCGTGCTAGACGCAGTATCACAGGGGTACGTTATCCCTCTATGGGCTGATCTGCACATAAGCGTCAAAAAGAAAGTCAGGCTGCTTGCGGAGGACGGTTCTTTACTCGCAGAGGTCCACCATATAGGAGACAGTTCCGATCTGGTGGGTGAGACCATTAGTGACCTTCCTGACAGCCCTAAAGTGGCGGAGGCTATTCGTGACGGAGACCTTAGCGTAGCGGTGTCGATGCCCTTTGACAACATCTTTGACCACCCAGCAATAGATGGCCACGCTTGGGAGCAGGTAGGCGACATATGTGACTTAAAAAAGTTTGAGCTGGGCAAGACCCTTCTTAAATTTGCAAATCCTTGGAGCATTAAGACACCCTCTGGGTGGTCGGTCGCCTTTAAGAACCCTGCCAATAATTTCTCTAATGACATACACATTTTAGAGGGCGTAGTGGACACGGACGAATACACTCCTCCTGTAAATTTCCCTTTTGTTTGGATAGGGTCCAGAGAAGGTGAATGGGTAATTCCTAAAGGAACGCCTCTCGTGCAAGTTGTGCCTTTTCAACGCACAGAAGTGGACCTTGTTGTAACTGTAAAGGATGAAGCCCTTGAGCAGAAGAAAGTTCAGATGCTACACACAAAGCACTTTGATCGGTACAAAACTATGTTTTGGCATAAGCGTCATAAGTATGATCTCAATGACATTGAGAGACAATAAGCTTGCTAAACGTGCCAGATCAAGCTGGCTTTCCAAACAGCATCACTTGGCCAGCCAAGCCTGAGTGACTACACTAAACCCACAACAGTAAGAGGGGCCACATAACATGCTAGGCTTCACAGCTTTATCTGAGACCCCTCTTTCACAGAGTGCTACAGCAGTATTTGCTAATGCATTCTTGCCTGGAACACTTGCTCAGTTTAACACAGGTGATTTGCTTTACGAAGCTATAGCATTTCACACGCTGGGCAGTGTATCAGCTACAGGTGAAGTAGACATTGAGTTTGATGCTCAGGCTACTACATCTATGGCAGAGGCTATTGCTGCTACAACTATCAATGCTGTACTTTCAGATGCACAAGCTAGTACTACACCTACAGCTGTCACAGCTTCTTTCAGCATCAATACTTTTGCAGATGTAGATGCTAAAGCTTCTATAACTTTCCCTAACACGTCAGCTACCTTCATAGCAGGTACTATAGCGTTTGATGCTAAAGCAGAAGCTGATATTACAGGGGTAGAGTTAACACTAAACAACTTTGTGTTTGCAGATGAAGATGCTCAAGCTAGTATAACACTCTCAGCTGTAACTGCTTCTTTTGTTGCTGAAGAATTTGCAGACGTATATGCTAAAGCTAATATTAGTTTACCTAGTGCATCATCTAGTTTTGATATTGGTTTTTTCACTACTACTGCTCAGGCTGAAACTTCCATAACAGGTGTGTCTCTCACGTTAAACAACTTCGTGTTTGCAGATGAAGACGCTCAAGCTTCAATAACACTGGATACACTATCCGCTACTATGTCTGTAAATCTAGCAGACCCAACAGCGGTAGTATTCCCTTACCAAGACTATGCAGATGAGTACAACAGACAACGCACTCTGTTCATAGGTAAGCAAGATTCAAACAATACTGTACACATTACCGCGTAAGGAATAGAAATGTCATATAGGTGGCCTGATAAAGACAAGGATGAGATTGTAGACTACAGTGTAGACTGGTCTCGTTTCTTAGGTGATGACACTGTAGCTGCTGCCACTTGGTACATCAAGGATGCATCAGGGGTAGCCATATTAGTGGAAGATGCTGGCGTAGTTAATGGTTTGCAGTTTGTTACAGGTACTCTTTCCGGTAAGGTATCTACAGCTAGATTTAGCTTAGGTACTAACAATGTACGATATACAATTACTTGTAGGATTACAACAGGTGCAGGCTTACAATATGAGCGTAGTATCTTCCTGCGTGTGAGGGAGAAGTAATATGGCATACGAATATCTAAGCCTAGTAAACGATGTTAACCGCCGCCTTAACGAAGTAGAACTTACTGCTGCTAACTTCTCTACAGCTACAGGGTACTACAGTTTTGCTAAGGATGCTGTTAATGCTGCTATCCGTCATATCAATCAAGAAGAGTTTGAGTGGCCTTGGAATCACGTTGAAGAGACAGAGGTTCTAGCTGTAGGTGAAGTACGCTACAGTATGCCTTATGATAGCAAAACTATCAACATGAATACCTTCCGCATCAAGCGTAATGCAGATCTCAACATAGAGACTGTGAAGTTAAAGGTGCTTACATATGAAGAATGGCTTGACAAATATGCCGATTCTGAGTATAACTCTTCAACAAGTACATTTGGTACGCCTACTCACGTTGTTCGCACACCTAGCAGAGAGCTTATCTTTTACCCTGCTCCTGATAAAGCTTACGAAGTAGTATACGAGTATTTCCGTACAGGCTACGACTTAGAGAGTTCTGCGGATGTACCTAGCCTACCTGAGCAGTATCGTTATACAATTGTAGATGGTGCTATGTACTATGTTTATCAGTTTCGTGGTGACACACAGGCTGCACAATTATCACTACAGAAGTTTGAGCAAGGCATTAAGCAACTCCGCAGCTTACACATTAATCGCACAGAATACCTGCGAGACACACGAGTACATTTCTGATGGCTACACAGTGGCAGACATTCCCTATTGAGTTTAGAGGTGGACTTATCTCTAACCTTAGCCCTCTACAGCAGGGTACTAATGCCGTGGGTTCTGCTACTATTCTGCAGAACTTTGAGAGTTCTAAAGAAGGTGGCTACTCTAAGATCAGAGGCTATGAGAAGTTTAGTACTACAGAGGTTACAGGCTCTGGTCCTATCCTAGCACTAAAGGTTATAAGCTCTGGGCGTATTGTAGTAGCTAGGCAGAATAGCTCTAGCGTAACAGAGTACTACTACGGTACAGGTACTACATGGACATCTATGGGTGCTAGACCTTTACTTGGCGGTAAAGCCCGTAGCACTATGTATAACCTAGATGGTGATGACAAGGTTTTGTTTGTTGACGGTACTAACTATCCTGCTACGTACAACACATCTGGCAATACTCTCACAGCAATCACTGGCTCTACAGACGTACTAGGTGCTGCTCATGTAGCAGTGTTTAAGGATACAGCATTCTACGCCAAGGGTAACAACGTATTCTTTACAGCACCCTTTACTGTTGATAACTTTAGCGCTGCAGATGGTGCTGGATCTCTTAATGTTGCCTCTGATGTAACAGGCTTAGCTGTATTCCGTGATCAGCTTATTATCTTTACAACTGACAGTATCAAGAGACTCACAGGTAATACCACCTCTGACTTCCAAGTATCACCTATCACAGATCGTATTGGTTGTGTTAGTGGAGATACCATACAAGAGGTTGGTGGTGACATCATGTATCTTGCACCAGATGGTATCCGCTTGCTTAGTGCTACGGATCGTATTGGTGACTTTGGGTTAGATATTGCTTCTGATCCTATAGCTAAGGATGCCACTACATTCCTTGGTAGTACATCCAACTTCACATCTGTTATTCTACGTGAGAAGGCTCAGTACCGGATCTTTGCATACATTGAGTCTGAACAGAATGAGGTTGCTAAAGGGTTAATCGCTACTAAGTTCGTGGCTCAGGGTGCTTCTGGTATTAGCTGGTCTACTACGTTTGGTATTCAAGCTTACATAGCTGATAGTCGTTACTCTGGTACAGCAGAGACTACAGCGTTTGCTAATGGTGATGGCTATATATACATCATGGATACAGGTTCAAGCTTTGATGGTGCTAACATTGATGCTATCTATGAATCACCTTTTATGCCTATCTCTGATCCACAGATGCGTAAGTCTTTCTACAAGATGACTTTATATGCTGAACCTACTGGTCCTATGGATCTAGGTCTAAACGTAAAGTACGACTTTGATACTACTACAAACACAGGTGTTATCCAACCAGCAACACAACGTATAGAGAGTACGGGCACAGCTATATTCCTATATGGCTCCTCCGCTGCTGTGTTCGGTACTGCTACTTATGGCGGTGAGCTTGACGTTGTGTACAACACAAACCTAGTCGGCTCTGGCAAGACCATAGCATTACGTGTAGAGGATCTCTCTACTAATCCTACCTTCACTCTAGACACAGCCCTGCTAGAGTTCAGACAAAACGATAGACAGTAAGGACTAAAACATGGCAGGTTATACACGTCAAGATACTGGCAACAACATCTCTAACGGAAGTGTTATTGATGCTGATGACTTTGATGCAGAGTACAATGCCATTGAGGCAGGGTTTAACGCATCTACAGGACACAAACACGATGGTACGGCTGGTGAAGGTGCACCTATTACGAAGGTCGGCCCAGCGCAGGACGTTATTGTTTCTTCTTCTAGTGTTCTACCTAAGACTACAAATACTTTAGATGTAGGTTCTACCGGTGCACGTTTCAAGGATGGTTTTTTTACGGGTGCTGTTAACAGCGCTACTGTTTCCGCTACTGGTAACGTATCTGTAGGTGGTAACCTTACTGTTACTGGTAATACTACAATATCAGGTAACCTAACTTTCGGTGATGCTGCTACAGATACTATTGACTTCCAAGCTGACGTAAACAGCAATATCAAACCAGAAGTAACAGGTACGTTTAACCTCGGTAGCTCTACACAACAATGGAATAACTTGTGGTTAGACGGTACTGCAAATGTTGATACTCTTACTGTAGACGAAAACGCTACTGTAGCAGGTACTCTTGCTGTGACTGGTGTTACAACAGCTACTGGTGGTGTTGTAGGTGACGTAACAGGAAATGTAACTGGTAATCTTACGGGCGATGTAACTGGTGACGTAACCGGAGACTTAACTGGTGGTGTTACGGGGGATGTTACAGGTAACGTCACTGGTAATGTAACAGGAGACCTTACAGGTGATGTCACGGGAGACGTTACAGGTGATGTTACAGGTAATGTTACAGGAAACCTAACAGGTAATGTTACTGGTGATGTAACGGGAGATCTCACTGGTTCAGTTACTGGTGGTGTCACAGGAAACGTTACAGGTAATGTTACAGGCAACCTAACAGGTAATGTTACGGGTGATCTTATTGGTGACGTAGTAGGTGACGTAGTAGGTGACGTAGTAGGTGACGTTACAGGAAACTTGACTGGTGATGTTACAGGTGACGTTACAGGAAACTTAACTGGTGGTGTTACAGGTGATGTTACAGGAAACTTAACTGGTGACGTTACTGGTAACGCAGATACAGCAACCGCTCTAGCTACTGCACGTAGCATCACGCTAACAGGGGATGTGACAGGTACTGCTTCTTTTGATGGTACATCCAACATTAGTATTGCTGCTACTGTACCCGCAGCCACACTTGGTATATCTGACATTAGTGGCTTACAAACAGAGATTGACACTAAAGCAGAATTAGCAGGCTCAGCCTCTCAGGCTTTCTCTGCTTCTACTCTCAACGCTACTACGGTTGACTTAGGTGATTGGACACTCACAGAAAGTTCTGGCGTCCTTTACTTTGCTACAGGTGGTACAAACAAGATGAAGCTAGACGCAGATGGCAACCTTACCGTTGCTGGTAATGTAGACACTAACGGTACGGTATAATGTCTACTGTATCCTTGACACCAGAAGAGCTAGAAGATATGCTAGACCGTGCAGCTAGGCGTGGCGCTAAAGAGGCTCTTAGGTCTCTAGGGTTACAGGATGCAGACGCTCAGCGCGACTTGCATGAGATGCGCTCTTTACTCGAAGCTTATCGTGACACAAAGAAAAGCATATGGACAACCGCAGTAAGAATATCAACAGTAGCTTTGCTATCATTCATAGCA